GAATAACGTTAATGACTATCTTCGTTATAAGGGTTCGGAATTCCAATTCATAGGGATGGACGAGGTCACGGAAATACGAGAGTCCGACTATAGATACCTCTTTTCCCGTTTGCGCCGCCCCAATAGTGGACCTGTATCCCAGATACCACTAAGAATGAGATGTGCCTCAAACCCAGCACCCAATTGGGTTAGACAGCGATTCATCGTTGAGGGTCGCCAGGAGGGAAGAATCTTTGTTCCATCAAAACTGACAGATAACCCCGGAATTGATGCTGTTTCATACCGTCAGGCCCTTCAGGCCCTGGACCCAATTGAACGTAGGAGACTTGAAGAGGGTGACTGGTGGAGTACGACGCTTGGTTCCCTCTTCGATAGAACAGGGTTCGTTATCATCGATTCAGCCGAACTTCCCCCAATAACCAGTTCCGCACGGGTTGTTCGGTTCTGGGACTTGGCGGCGTCCGAGCCAACACCGTCGAACCCAGACCCTGACTGGACCGTAGGAACCCTCATGCTGCTTGATGAGGGCATATCCTACGTTCTGGACGTACGGAGGGCCCGTGTGCGAGGGGAGAAGGTTGAGCAACTTCTGGCCCAAACTGCGCTAGAGGACGGGCATGGTGTGGCAATACGAATGGAGCAGGAACCAGGCTCATCCGGCAAGGCTCTCGCCGACCAGTACGCAAGATACGTCCTTCCTGGCTACGACTTCTCCGCAGTACGGTCAACTGGCGATAAGGAAACTAGAGCAAGACCGTTCGCTGCAGCTGTCGCGAATGGAAACGTGAGAGTCGTTAGGGCTCCATGGCTTTCCAACTGGCTAGATGAATTTTCGTCATTTCCTGAATCATGCGACCATGACGACCAGGTCGACTCCGCCACTGGAGCTTTTACATTTTTGACTGGCCTGGGGTTGCCTCAGAGGAGAAAAGTTTCTATACTGCTCTAGAGATAGACCCACTACCACAAGGAATGTTAAAAATGAACAATGAAAAATTAGACCTTATTAAAAAGCTCGTCGCTGAGCTTGATTCCGAACTCATGGAATACACAGACTCAAATCCAGATGTCATCGAGGCATGCGAATTGCTGGCTGAATTGAATTTCTTGAAGCGTGATTTGGCGACTGCTTATGATTCTTTCGTTTACGCAATGGCAAGAATCATTGGTGATGAACAAGAGATTAACCTCGCGAGCGGAATCAAGATTGAAAAGAACTCATCCTACGAGCGTAAGGGATGGAAGCATAAGGACCTTGGCTCCGCAGTTGCGGACAAGTTGATGAAGATGTCGGTAGACATGGACACTGGAGAGATTATGAAATCTCCACAAGAAATCGCTCTTGACATGCTCACTTACTGTGCGCCATCATACTGGAGAGTGAAAGAGCTTAATAAAATCGGCATCAATCCAGATAATTACTGTGAAGTTGGCGACCTCAAAACAAGCATCATTGTTCGCAAAGCAAAATAACCACTAGAAACAGGAGATAGAACCAACTATGGAACAGCAACAAGTAAACGAACAGGCAATAACCCAAGCGCTTTACGCACCATTCCCTGAGGAAATGGAAAAAAGCATGAATCTTTCTGGGGTCAACTTAAAGTTCATCCCCGTGAGTGAAGTTATAAATCGTCTCAACAAAGTTCTCGGCGTTGATGGTTGGTCGTTCGAAATAATCAGCTGTGAAGAAGTTTCAACCAATGTTGATGAGCTGAGTGCTCACGTGAGCCTTACTGTCGATTTTGGAAACGGCAAGCGAGTTGTGAAGCACGCCGTTGGCGGAGCACCAGTAAAAAGAATCAAGGCAACTGGTAAGCCGTTGGATTATGGCAACTCAAGAAAAATGGCAGTTTCTGATGCGCTCAAAAAAGCTGCACAGATGATTGGTGTTGGTCTCTACTTATCACGCTCCGCAGACGCAATGGACATTGAGGATGCAATGGAGGCGGGCTTCTCGACACCCCAGCAACCAGAACCAGTTGAGGCAGCACCAAAAACAGAGCTGGAGGAGAAGTGGGACACTTTTGTTGAAATAACAAAAGCACTCACCAAAGAGCAAAAGAACGAACTCAACGAGTTCTGGTCCACGCATAGTGGAGGCAAGCCAAAGCCAACGAAGACAACAGCGTCACTCGATGACCTACAGGCCCTCATAGTAGAAGCCCTGCGTCTTCAGTTTGGTGGCAAATATGTCGACACAAAGTAACAGTAATGGTGGACTAAAAGCTCCAGAGTTTCTATCACCATCATCTATCTCAACATTTAATCAGTGCCCACTGAAATTCAAGTACAGCAAGATTGACAACATCAAGGACCCAAGTGGAAAAGAAGCTCTTCTTGGCAACTTTGTTCACGACATTCTTGAAGAAATGTACAAACTCCCACCAGAGTTCAGAACACAAGAACAAGCGAAAATAATCGCCAAAGAACAGTGGGATACAAAGTGGGCAGTACAGGTCCAAGAGATTGTGACCGATGATAAAAATCTAAAGCTGTTCAGGTGGTCTGCATGGTGGTGTGTTGAAAACCTTTGGAGACTTGAAGACCCAGCGTTAATAGCGCCACACAGTCTTGAGTCTTTTGTTAGTGGTGGTATTGGTGGAGTAAAGATACGTGGCTTCATCGACCGACTAACCCAAGACGCGGTTACCGGAGCACCAAAAATTAGCGACTACAAAACAGGGAAAACTCCACGGAAATCTGACCTTCAAGATAGATTTTTCCAGTTGATTATTTATTCTCAGCTTCTATCAAGCATTGGAATTGAATCGGAAGAATCATCAGCAGAGCTTTTGTACCTAAAGGACGGAGTTCGTTTTGAGATGGAAATAACCCCATCCGACGTTAGCCGTGTTATTGAAAAGATACAAAGCACAAAGTCAGGAATTGACGATAGATGTATTTCTGGAGAGTTTGAAGCTAAGAAATCAGTTTTATGTGGATGGTGTGGGTACAAGTCTTTTTGTCCAGCCTGGAAATAGGGAGAATCAAATGATTACGAATGACGATGCTTTTGCGCGCATGGTTGCAGAAGAGGTTAAGAATAAACTGTCGCCTTTGCATAAAAAAGAATTAATGAAACAGGAAAACTGGGAAAAGTGGAAGGATGCACTTCTCGCACTGTCCGATAATCTTCAGCGTCAAATCGACGACATAGAAGCTGACTCTGAATCAGACCTGGCTCGATACGGCTCGCTTGGAAGGGCTGGGACAAAGCTAACTCGCGAGGCGGGCTCGTACTACGAAACCAAGGCAACAAGGATTAAACGTTTCAAATTCCATGTCGATAGAAGACTTGATGAAGTTGCCGTGATGATTTCTACAGGCCAAGAAATGCAAAATGACGGCTGGGAACAAGTTGAATTTTTCAGGAGAGCAATAGCCAAACACAGAGCAATGCTTAGAGATTTTGACCTAGAAGATACTTCTATAGACCGCTCTTTGTGGGATACTCTTGATAACAAGTGGACATTCGACGACATCGACTCAGATTCACTTTAGGTAACTATCGTGAATACAGAGGTCACTTATGATTCGAAGAAACAAACCAATCAAGAGAAGTGGCCCTCCAAAAAAAAGAAGTGCTAAAACTGAAGAGCTGTATGTCGAGCGACGAAAATTTGTTGAAAAAATTCTAAGCGAAAGACCAGCGTGTCAGGCATGCAAGGTTTTTGCATCACACGACGGTAAGTCAACATACAATCAGCACATGAGCAGGGATGTTCATGAAATCATTAGGCGCTCGCAGGGTGGCTCGATACTTGATGAAGAAAATGTACTTGCAGTTTGCAGACTCTGTCACGTAAGAATCGGTAATTATCCTCAGCTCGCTTTTGATTTAGGTTTGGCAAAACACGGTTGGGAAAGATAATTTTTTATAGTTTTATATTTAACACTTTCACTATTTAATACAGGTGTATCGTTGTAATTCTTAGGACCGTTATAGGCGCAAAAGTCGGGTGGGGAGACTCACTCGGCTTTTGCGTCTTTTGCTTTATACAAACATTATTTAAAAGCTCTTCACTTATTAGTGCATAACATAAGTGCTAACCTTAATTCGTCTAGCCGATATCTACCCTTCACGGAAGAAAGGCGGTGGTCCAAGAGTCGAGTGTTCCTACACGGCAATGATTCTGAGCCGCCGCAAACGGTTCGAATTTAACCCACCGAACTAGCTGGATGTTCGGTGGGTTTTTGCTTTTGGGTTAGTATGTCATCGTGATAAACGATTTTCTTGGACTAGACCTGTCCCTAACATCAACTGGGTATGCGTTTGGTGATGAATCGGGAGTAATCTCTTTCAATAAGTCTGGACCAGAAAGACTCTGGCTAGTAAAAAGGGAAATAGAATCGCTAATCAATAAGTACGACGCAAAGGCGGTCATGCTTGAGGGGTACTCGTTTGCTTCGCGCAGTGGCCAGGCTTTTTCCATTGGCGAGCTTGGTGGGGTTGTTCGCCTTCTGCTGTGGCAAATAGGAATTCCATACGTGACCATACCCCCAACTTGCAGAGCAAAGTTTGCAACCGGGAAGGGCAACGCTTCAAAAAACGAAGTAATTTCATCTATATCCGCACGCACTGGAATTGTCTGGCAAAACCCTGGAGCTGACGATAGGTGTGATGCGTGGGTTCTTCAGGAAATGGGTTTAGCGCATATAGGTAAACCACGATTTAATTGGCCGGCACAGAACATGGATGCCTTAGCCAAGGTAGATTGGACACCAATCGAGGAAGAAGGGGAATAATGAGAACATCACCCATAAGCCAGGTAGAAATCGAACAAGAGCTAATAAGGCTAATAGACAGACTCGAAACAGAAACAGAGAAATTTGAAACATTGGCCATAGATGCTGCAAAGAAAGATGCGCTCTACAAGTCGACATGGGCTCGTGAATACCTATCCGCGAAAGGTTCAATCAAAGAGCGAGAAGCTTGGGCCGACTACAAGATGGATGAACAGAATTTTGACTACAGGTGCGCCGAGGCATTGGTAAAGACCAAGAGAGAGTTGCTTCTATCCCTAAGAACATCAATTGATGCAATGAGAACACTCAATGCAAACGTCAGAACACAGGTATAAATATGTCAAACAAAATACATGAGTCACTAAAACAACTTGCGGTTGATGTCGACAAACTAGTTCCACTTGAGGGAAACCCAAGAAAAGGAAATGTCCAATCAATCGTGGCTTCGTATAGGGAATTCGGACAGATAAAGCCAATTGTTATTCGCCCAAACGATGACGGAACCGCAACAGTCATCGCAGGTAATCACCAGCTAGAGGCGGCGAAGCTTCTTGGGTGGGACAAAATAGCAGCCGTTAGTTACGATGTCGACAATAAGAAAGCGATTGCATTCGCTATTGCAGACAATAGAACAATGGAGCTTGGTTACACAGAAGAAGGTTTACTAAGTGAGTTCATTCTTGAAATCCATGAAGAATATCCAGAACTCGTAGACAGTCTTGGGTGGGATGAGTTTGAAATCGCAGAGTTTGAACAGACGTCAATCAGA